CCTTAGGCGTGGCCACTACACTAGTTACAGCAGCAACAGCAGCGCCCGGATGGTGAAATAGGTAGACACAAGAGACTTAAAATCTCTCGCTTTAACGAGCGTGCCGGTTCGATTCCGGCTCCGGGCACCACAGATCAGTCGCGAGCAGCAGCAGAGGGGTCACAGCGCATTTTGGTTGACAGTTTGGCTGCTGAGTGCTATACTACAAGCTTAGTAACTGAGGAGCTCTATGACGGAACTACAACAACGTTTTTACAGTGCGCTAGCACAGCTACAGCAGCACACGGATCTCGACGACGAACTCGCACAAGACGCTGTTGCTGCACTTTCGCAGCTCATAGAGGATCACGTACAATAACCCTAGACCCTGTAGGGTCTTTCTTTTTGGTTGACACTTTGGCTAGGCGATGCTATACTATATGCATAGTGAAGGAGCCTACAGTGAGAGCAAAGAGATCAGATCGTAATCACATCATCTACCAGATACAGGGCCCTCTGGGCATGTACATCGGTGTCACAGCTAAGACTGAGACCACTGTGCTGAAGTCTGTGCGCAGTCGCATAGCCAAGCACTTCTATCGTGCAAAGACCGAGACCAAAAACTGGGCTCTGTGCGAACTGCTCCGTACATATGCTTCTAAGGACGACGTCGATGTACGTGTCTTAGAGATCGTCCGTGGCAAGGCAGCGGCTCATGCTCGCGAGCGTGAATTAATCCGTGAAGTTAACCCATTCTACAACACAGACAAGAGAGGTGCGTGATGTATACAGTTGAAGTCTATAAGCGGGATCGTAGAGTCCGAGCAGGGGAACGTTTGGATCGTAAAGTGGATCACAGCACCTGTGATCGTGCAGCCATCGAAGCTGTTTACGCTGAGAAGTATCCTGCAGCCAAGGGATATCGCTACGAGATCCACGAGACCTACGTGACCCGCGTTAACATGATGGGCGGTGCTAGCTATCAGGAACGCTATGATACGCCTCGTTACTGCTCGCCCAGCTCTGAAGCCTACTGGAGTATGTAGGGGTTGACATCTGTGCCTTTTGGGCATATAATAGAGGTATTGTAACGTTAAGGAGCGAACTATGACGAAACAGGAAGCCAGCACTGTATACGCTGCGTATGCAGAATTTGAACGTGCTGCGGAACAGTTCTACACTGCTGCGCAAGCTATGGCTAAACACTGCCCAAAAGGCCAAGCTAATCGACTCTACAGACTATGCGAAGACATTAATGTAGAGGTCATTGCTGTAGACATCGAACTTGATGAGGTGGTATAATGCGCTACTACGATCACCTAGCAACTATGCAGCGCGATGGCTTTGAGATCATCGTAGACAAGACCTACGAAGACCTGCACCCAAAAGACTGCTTTGATGACACGGTCACTGACATTGCTGCGCTCTGCAGCAAGATCGACAGCTATGATCTCGACTGGTTCATGCTGCGTGTACGTGTCATGCTCGATGGTCACGAGCTGGGATCGCACTACCTGGGCGGCTGCTTGTACGAGAATGCTGCTGATGTGCTCAAGGACGGCACTGCTGAGGACTGTATCGCAGAAGCCCTATACGAAGCACGCCGAGAAGCCCACAGGCTTATAGGGTCTTTAGCCAAAGTGGTTGACACAGAGACCGTTTGAGCATACAATATACACTTACTTAACAACAGGAGCGAAACTATGGAACAAACCCAGCGTGAGTATTTTGTGCGTCGTCTCAACGAGATCGCACAGGAAAAGATCCAAAACAAGGCAGTAGAACTTTTTGGCCCTACAGGTCGTCCCCAGCAACCCACGTGGGGTATGGTGTTTGAAGGCATCCGCAACGGCGAGATTACGCTGAAAGAGGACAAAGTGGACTACACTGGCCCTTACCTTAACCCCTCTGATGTTGTGTGGCCTGCTATGGAAGCAAAGGTCGCAGAGTTGGACGCATATCGTGCCACAGTTGCACGTGAGAAGCAGACGGCTATGGATCGTTGTATGCTGGACACAGATGCACAACAAGCCCTTACAGAGTTCCAGGGTATTTAACAAATTGGTTGACACGGGCTCCGGCCCGTGTTATACTCTAGGCTAAGTTAAACAAAAGGAGCGCGAAATGGGTACACGTTCACTGGTAGCTGTCATGCACGGCGATGTCTGCAAGAGTGTCTACTGCCACTACGATGGCTATCTAGACTATACGGGCGAGATCCTTAACAAGTACTATGATTCCACCCTGGCCAATGCGCTGATTGCACGTGGAGACAACTCGGGAGTCAAAGAGACCCTAGAAGAAATGAACTTCTACGAAGATCGCGAAGCTCAGGGCGAGGATGTCGAAGAGTTTGTTAACAGCACACCTTGGCAAGTAGCACACACGTTCGAACAGTTCCTCGAGCAGGTCGATGGCTGCTGTGCTGAGTATTACTACGTGATGAGGGACGGAGTTTGGTATGCGGGTGCCGTCTACGCTGTGCCCGGGCTGATCAAGGGGGGTTTAGTGCCCTTGAAAGATGCGCTGGCCCGGAATGCTGCTGAGAAGGAAGCAGCAGAAGCTTAACCCTAGAGATTGTAGGGTTATTACTGCTTGGGGTTGACAACAGCCCCAAGTGGTAATATAATAGAGGTATGTTCAATAAACAACAGGAGCGAACTGTGTATATTACTTTTACTGAAGGCTACTACAATATCAAGGGTCAACCCACTAATGTAGGCGGCCTTACATTCAAGCTTGTCGAAGACTACAAAGTAGCCAAAGACGGTACGGGCTATGTTACTGTAGAGGGCGGCAGTCAGCCCGGCTTCCCAGATCGTTCAATCCGGGTCCGTTGTGAACAAGGTGCCTACAATGTTGCAGGCTCAGCTAAACCCATTCCACAAGGAGTTTCAATGCTAACTGCTCTCAAGAGCAAATCCGCTAAGGGTGCCGAAGTCACGGACTTCACGCAGATCAAAGTTTCAGACGCGGCTGTAGCTCACGAGACTGACGAGCAGATCATCGAGCGTACTCGTCTGCGCTTCGAGATCCTCAAAGATATGACCAAGGCTGTTAAAGCTGGCGATGTTCGCGCAATGATCGTCACTGGCCCTCCCGGTGTTGGCAAATCGTTTGGTGTTGAAGAAGTACTAAGCAAGGACGACCTGTTCGATGTTATGGGTCAGCGCAAGCCCAAGTACGAGATCGTCAAAGGTGCTATGAGTGCCATTGGCTTGTACTCAAAGCTCTACAAATACAGTGATGCCAAGAACATCATCGTGTTTGACGACTGCGACAGTATCCTTTTGGACGATGTGTCGCTGAACATTTTGAAAGCGGCTTTGGATTCGAGCAAGAAGCGTACCATTTCGTGGAACACTGACAGCCGTATCCTGCGCTCTGAAGGCATCCCAGACAAGTTCGAGTTCAAAGGTGGTGCTATCTTTATCACGAACTTGAAGTTCGAGAATGTGCGCTCGAAGAAACTGCAAGAGCACTTGGCGGCCTTAGAGTCACGCTGTCACTATATCGATCTGCGTATGGACACAGATCGTGAGAAGGTCTTGCGTATTGAGCAGATCGTTAAGGACGGTATGTTGAACAGTTACGAGCTCGAAGATATCGCCAAAGATGAAGTAGTCACTTTCATCAAAGACAATCGTGCAAATATGCGCGAGCTTTCACTGCGTACTGTGCTCAAAGTAGCGGATCTGCGTAAGAGCTTCCCTACTAACTGGCAGAATATGGCCAAGGTCACTGTTATGAAGGGTGCCTATTAATGGTAGACATTCCAATCCGTGACTGCCAATACGTTGGCCCGGAGCAGGACCCCCGAAAGGGTTCGCTCCACTACTGTGGTGCTCCTGTGCTCGCAGGCAAGAGCTACTGTGGTGATCACTATTGGGTGATCTATAAACGAGGCACTGCCCTGGCCGGTAAGAAGAAAGAAAAGGCCATCGATGCCGAGATCGCTGATCTTAAACGTCAGCAAGAGATAGCCGAACTGGAGGAACAAAATGGGTGATCTTATTAAACTGATCGTGTACGCTGTGTTGATCACAGCACTGCTGGCCGCTGGTCCTTTGCTGGTGATCTGGAGTTTGAATACTCTGTTCCCTGCGTTGGCTATACCCTACACGATGGGCACCTGGTTTGCTACACTGATTTTGGGTGTAGCACTTAATCCTACGGTTCGGATTAAGAAAGATTGAAATGGCAAAATCAGTCCTTGATTTATCCATTAGTAGAATGTATAGTATAAGGACGCTGAAGAAAAATTAATCAGCTATAAACTAACTTAAAGGAAACACAAATGAAGCGTTTTAATCCAGACTCCAAGACTTTCAAGGTCTTCAATGCACTGTACAATGGTGCTGCTCTTACTGCTGCTCAAGCCAAGAAGATGGGCGTAGGCAATCTCTCAGCAGAAGTTAGCCGTATCAAGCAGAACGGTTATGCTGTTTACAGCAACACACGCAAGGCAGGCAATGGTGTGACTGTCACTGAGTACGTGATGGGCCAACCAAGCCGTGAGATCGTAGCACTGGGCTACAAGGCCAAGGCCGCAGGTTTGACTTTAGAGACTATCTAAAGACCGGTTACAAAGACCAAGCCGATTCGCTCCCGGGGCGGTACTTTGGAGGGTGTTGTGTAAATGCAACACCCTTTTTCTTTGGCCGGCACCCTCCAAAAAAGGTTGACCATTTGGACGACCGGCTATATAATAATGATACTGAGACAACGGAGCGAACAATGGAATTCACTGCTGATCAAGTTTGGGGTTGTGCTGCTGCCGCGCAGCGTATCAATGGTGGCTACGTCAAGATGGACGAGTGGAACTACAATGTGGAACCTCCGGTCCAAACTAAGACTGCTAACAAGGTCCTGGTCAAGACCTGGCTTCGTGAGAACAACTTCGCTGCTGTTACCGAGGCAGACTATGCTGCTGGTCGCAGCGCCCGGGATCACTTCAAATCCTACACGCTGTTGGCGCTGTCTGGTCAGATGAACGAGTTCCAAAACACAGCCCTCAAGATTGCATCCAAGGATGTATTCACGGGGCGCGATATGTATGATTTCGCTGTGATCAGCTGCTTGCCTGATGTTGCTCGTCGTGATCAGGCTCGCACAGAGTTGAAGCGTGAGATCTATGTGTCGGAACAACTCCTAGGCAGCGTCGGCGATGCTGTTG